CCCGGTACAAAAATAAAAGCCTACCCCCAAAAAATATCGCATATACTCCGCCCAACTTAGGCTGCGTCAACTCGCCATGTACACTGTATCTGTAGATTACGACATACCCGTTGCGGATTTCCTCCCAACTTTTGAGTCTCTGGAAGACAGGGTAGCCGCTGCCATCGCATCATTGGTCGATACTGACTCGATACCCCAAGAAGTTTCCAAGCGTGAGCAAGAAGTATCCCGTGATATATTTGCCGGACACCAACGCGCCTCCGACGAAGACCTAGCCCGACCCGGAGTGGTTGCCCACCTTGCGGGGCTGCTGCAAGAATATGACCATGTGGTCGTGAAGTCGGCGGTACAACTGCGTACCTATATAACTAACAAGTTGATTTTGGACTCGGACAATGCAGACCCGCGTATTCGGTTAAAGGCGCTGGAAATGCTGGGCAAAATCAGCGATGTCGGGCTGTTCACGGACAAGTCAGAAATCACCATGCGCCACCGGCCAACGGAAGAACTGGAGCAACTCCTGCGGGAACGGCTTACTCGGGTGGTTGAGGCGGGGGAGTTTGACCCGACGCCCAGATCATCGCCCATGCGATTGGATATTACAGAGGTCGTGGGGTAATGGAGCTATCCAAAGCGATGATCGAGAAGATCATCAGGAACATGCCGCACAATGAAGCGGCGGAACTCTTGGTTATGTTTGATGAGATTGAGGAGCGCAAACGGGTGCAAATGGCCCGTGATGACTTCCTTGCGTTTATTGCGGCTATCGACAAGCCCTATAAGTTCGGTACCCACTTGAAACGCTTGGGCTCACTTCTTATGGATGTGGAGCAGGACATAAAAAGTCGGATTGCAGTGTCGATGGCACCTCGTATGGGTAAGTCGCAGATGATTTCTATCTATTATCCGGCTTGGTATTTGGGTCGGCACCCCGACCACAAGGTGATTGTGGCCTCGCACACGGCTGATTTGGCGCTGGTGATGGCCCGCAAGGTGCGAAATTTGATTAATACGCCTGAGTACAAGGCTATTTTTCCGGCAACTGCCATTGCATCGGACGCCAAGGCGGCGGGACAGTGGAATACCACCCGTGGGGGCGAGTATTTTTCCATCGGTGTGGGCGGTGCGTTGGCCGGACGGGGTGCCAACCTCATAATTGCCGACGATCCGCTGTCCGAACAGGACATTAAGTCGGGAAATACCACCTCCTTGGACGCTACATACGAGTGGTTCAGTGCGGGTCTGCGTACCCGGCTCATGCCAAATGGGAAAATATGTGTTTTGCACACGCGATGGCACCAGCGGGACTTAATTGGACGGCTTTTGAAGGATTCTGCGGTCAACGAGGGCGGCGATGTCTACGAAGCCTTTGAATTTCCTGCAATTCTGAACGAAAACACTGAAAACGAGAAGTCAATATGGCCTGAGCAATGGTCAATTGAGTCATTACAGCAAACTCGGGCGTCCATGCACCACATTATGTGGCAGTGGTATGCGCAGTATCAGCAGAACCCCACCGCATCGGAAGCTGCGATCATTAAACGGGAGTGGATTAGATGGTGGGGTAAGAAAGACCCGCCGCCAATTGACTTTATTGTGCAATCCTACGATACCGCCCTTACTACTAATAACCGATCAGACTATTCTGTGTGCCATACGTGGGGTACATGGACGAGCGAGGAGGACGGCAGCAATAATGTGATCCTGCTTAACTCGGTCAAGGGTAAATATGAGTTTCCGGAGTTGAAAACCATGGCCCATGAGCAGTTTGCCAACTGGGAGCCGGACAGTGTGATCGTGGAGGCTAAGGCCAGCGGCCAGCCGCTCATCGACGAGATGCGCCGGTCAGGTATTTTTGTGCAGGATTTTAGTCCGGGCAAAGGACAGGATAAGATTGCGCGGTTGAACTCCGTGGCGGACATGTTTGCCTCCGGGCATGTGTGGTTTCCAGAGACCGGCTGGGCGGCAACCACAGTAGAAGAAATATTGGCGTTTCCTGCGGGGGAACATGACGACGAGGTTGACACCATGACGTTGGCGCTGATACGTATTCGTAAGGGCGGGCTACTTACCATGAAGAGCGACCCCGAAGATGAGCAGTTTTTCCGTAGTAGCCGCCGCCCTGCGTATTATTAGGAACACTTTTAAGGAATTAATATGGCTACCAATAGCATGAGCCCTGCACTGTATCAAGCCCCGATGGGTATTGACGAAGGTGACGATAGCCCGATTGAGATCGAGGTGGAGAATCCTGACAGCGTTACGGTTAATGCTGGGGGTATGGAGATTGAAATTCTGCCCCACGGCGAAGGCGAGTTTGACGAGAACTTAGCTGAAGTCATGGACGAAGGCGACCTACAAATGCTAGGCTCCGAGCTTATTGAATTGATTGACGCCGATATTCAGTCACGCAAGGATTGGGTGGAAATGTATGTCAAGGGCTTAGAAGTCCTTGGTATGAATTACGAAGAGCGCACGGAGCCGTGGAACGGTGCATGTGGTGTGTTCTCCACCATCCTGACTGAAGCGGCCATTAGGTTCCAGTCAGAAACCATCACTGAAAGTTTCCCGGCGCAAGGCCCGGTCAAGACCCAAATTATTGGCGAAGATACCCCCGAGACTAGTGAAGCTGCTGATCGGGTTCGGGAGGACATGAACTACCAGTTGACCGAGGAGATGCCTGAGTACCGACCCGAGCATGAGCGCATGCTGTACAACCTTGGCTTGGCCGGAGCCGCGTTTAAGAAGATATACGTTGATCCTGCGTTGGGTCGCCAGACGGCTATGTTTATCCCTGCCGAAGACCTTATCATTCCTTATGGCGCGTCCAGTGCAAATACTTCTGAGCGCGTTACGCATGTCATGCGTAAGACCAAAAATGAGATTAAGCGTCTACAGGTCGCAGGCTTTTACCGGGACGTTGAGCTTGGTGAGCCTGACAATATCCACACCGATGTGGAGAAAAAGAAAGCTGAAGGCCAAGGCTATTCCCTGACCGATGATGACCGTTACCAGATATATGAAGTCCACGTTGACTACGACATGCCGGGGTATGAGGATAAGGATGGGGTAGCCCGTCCGTATGTGGTCACTATTGACCGGGGCACCACTGAGGTTTTGTCGGTTCGGCGTAACTGGGAAGAAGACGACAAGTTAAAACTAAAGCGCCAGCACTTCGTACAGTACACCTACGTGCCGGGGTTTGGGGCCTACGGCCTTGGGCTGATTCACTTGATCGGCGGCTACGCACGCGCAGGCACATCTCTTATCCGTCAGTTGGTGGACGCGGGCACGCTGAGTAACTTGCCCGGAGGGATGAAAGCCCGTGGGCTGCGGGTCAAGGGTGACGATACGCCTATCGCACCGGGAGAGTTCCGGGACGTTGATGTCACATCGGGAACAATCCGCGACAACATCATGGCGCTCCCATACAAGGAGCCTAGTCAAGTTCTGGCCGGTCTGCTTAATCAGATTACCGAAGAAGGTCGCCGTCTGGGCTCTATCGCCGATTTGAACATCAGCGACATGGGTGCGAATGCTCCGGTAGGTACGACTTTGGCGTTGTTGGAGCGCCAGCTTAAGACCATGAGCGCGGTGCAGGCGAGGGTTCACTATTCCATGAAGCAGGAGTTCAAGCTGCTTAAGGTGCTGATCCGTGACCATACGCCCCAAGAATACAGCTACAAGCCTGAAGGTGGGAACCGTAAAGCTAAGCAGTCGGACTACGACTTGGTGGAGATTATTCCGGTCAGTGATCCCAACAGCAGCACAATGGCACAGCGGATCATGCAGTATCAGGCCGTTACACAACTGTCTGCTCAGGCACCCAATATTTACAACTTGCCGTACTTGCACCGCCAGATGATTGAGGTGCTGGGGGTGAAGAACGCCGACAAGATCGTGCCTATCGAGGACGACCAGAAGCCGCGTGACCCGATCAGCGAGAACATGGCCTTCCTCAAAGGCAAGCCTACGCAAGCGTTTATCTACCAAGACCATGAGGCTCATATCGCGGTACACATGACGTTCATGCAAGACCCGATGATTGCAGCGCAGATCGGCCAGAGCCCGATGGCCCAGCAGATGCAGTCGGCCATTCAGGCCCACGTTGCAGAACACCTTGGGTTCCTGTACCGGTCTAAGATTGAGGAGCGCCTTGGGGCCCCGTTGCCTAAGCCGGACGTTGAGCTTCCTCCTCAGTTGGAGGTTGAGTTGTCCCGCGCTGTGGCGCAGGCATCGCAGCAGTTGTTGCAGATGAACAAAGCCCAAGCCGCTCAGGCCCAAGCCCAGCAGCAGATGCAAGACCCGATCATCCAAATGCAAATGCAGGAGCTTCAGATTAAGAAGCAGGAGGCTGACAGTAAGGTTAAGAAAATTGACGCGGACATCGCGCTGGCTCAAGCTCGTTTGGCCTTGGACGCAGACAAAAACGGTATTAACCCAATGCAGATTGAGCAGGAAGCTGCGCAGGCTGAACAAATGCATCAGCAACAGCTTCAGATCAACGCCCAGAAGGCCCAGCAAGCCCAAGCTATGCAGGCGCAAGCCCAACAACATCAAGCTCAGCTACACCAGCAAGGCATGATGCACAAGGATCAGATGCAGCAACAGAAATTGGCCGGAGGCGTAGATGGACAATGATGCGATGAGCCTGCTGATTAAGCAGATGGACGAGGACATTCAGCAGATAACCCAAGTCGTTGCGGCGGGGGCATCCGCTGACTTCCCTGAGTACAAATATTTGTGCGGCCAGGTGCTGGGGTTAACCCGTGCAAGGAATTATGTAAAAGATATGGAGCAGCGCCTACAACGGGCTGAGGATTAAGTTTGGATGGGTTTATCTGGGGTTACCCGCCGAAATACGCTCAAACCCCATGCGTGTAAGGAAAACAAATGAATGACTTTAATGTCGCTGCGGTTGATTTATCTGGGATACTAAATACTGAACCAGAAGAAAAAGCCAAACAGGTACCAGACCCCGCAACATACTATTTGTTGTGTATGGTTCCAAAAGCCGAAGAAGAAATTAACGATTCGGGAATTGGGTTGGTAAAAACTGCACAAATGATGCATCACGAGGAGCTTTTGTCCCCCGTGCTATTTGTGGCAAAAATGGGGCCTGACGCCTTCAAAGACGAGAAGCGATTCCCAAGCGGCCCAAGCTGCAAGGTAGGGGACTTCATTCTTACTAGGCCCAATACTGGTACTCGCATGAAAATTCACGGAACAGAGTGGCGGTTAATCCACGATGAATCTGTTGAAGCGGTTGTGCAAGACCCACGCGGCATTCAACGTCCTTAAGGAGTCACCATGGCTGAAATAACTGAATTTGAATTTCCCGACGAGATTGAGGCAAAAAACGCCCCTGAGCCGGAAGCGGAAATTGAAGTTGTTGACGATACCCCGGTAGCAGATCGCCACCGTACTCCTATGAAGGAGGCTCCGGCTCCGGTGACGGATGAAGAGTTGGCTAAGTATTCTGACCAGAAACTTAAAGACCGGCTGGCCCATATTAATAAGGGCTACCATGAGGAGCGGCGGGCAAAGGACACAGCTATACGTGAACGAGAAGAAGCCTTGCGTATGGCGGAAGCAGTTGTAGAGGAGAACAAGCGCCTACAGGGCTCCCTAGCTACTAACCAAACAGCTTTACTGGAGCAAGCTAAGAAAGTGGTGGAGTCTGAGATTGACAGCGCCCAGCGGGAATATAAGGACGCCTATGAATCCGGGGATACTGACCGGCTTGTCAAGGCTCAGGCAAAGTTAACTACCGCCGCAATTCGGGCGGACAAGGTAAATAATTTTAAACCTGCCCCTTTACAAGAACAAAAAACTGTAGTAAAACCCGCGCCAGTACCTGAAATTCATCCTGATACTCAAGCATGGATAGACAATAATCCGTGGTGGGGTAAAAACCGGGGGATGACCGCGTATGCGGTTGCACTCCATGAGGATGTATTGGATTCTGGAGTTACAAATGGCAGCAAAGAATACTTTGAAGCCATTGACAAGGAAGTGAAAGCAAGGTTCCCTGAAGCATTTGCAGAGGAACCCGCTGATGCGAAACCATCTCAGCGAACAAAGTCAAATGTTGTAGCACCGGCATCACGTAGTACAGCGCCTAGAAAAATCGTACTTACACAAACGCAGGTAAATATCGCCAAGCGGCTTGGGGTTCCTTTGGAACTTTATGCTCGTAAGGTTGCTGAAGAAATGAGGAAACAAGCATGACTGAACAAATTCGCAAAAGTAGAGAACTTGATACTCGTGAGGCTACTGCCCGTCCTACGCGGTGGAAACCTCCCCAGCTTCTCCCTGATCCCAAACCGGAAGCAGGGTACGCGTTTCGCTGGATTCGTATTGCTACTTTAGGCAAAGATGATCCGACTAACTTGAATTCAAAGCTTCAGGAGGGCTGGGAGCCCGTGAAAGCATCTGACCATCCCGAGATTCGATTGTTTGGGTCGTCCAATAAGGACTTTCCGGGCAATATTGTTACCGGCGGTTTGATTCTTTGCAAATCCCCAGTAGAGTTTATTGAGCAACGTGACGAGTATTTCCGTAACCAATCGGAAAACCAAATGAACTCGGTAGACAATACTTTCATGCGTGAAAGTAACCCAAAGATGCCTTTGTTTAAAGAACGAAGCTCTAGTGTTACTTTCGGTAAAGGTATTTAATTTTTTGGAGTTTAACTATGGCTTATCCTACAGTTAGCGCCCCATACGGTCTAAAACCTGTCAATCGAATTGACGGTATGCCTTATGCTGGTGCTATTCGTCAGATTCCCGTAGCTGCTGGCTTTGCAACCGCTATTTTCAATGGCGACACTGTACAAGTTGACAGCACCGGCTATCTGGTTCTTTCTTCCACCACCAATTCTGGTGCAGTGGTTGGCGTGTGTCTTGGCGGTCAGTATGTAAACTCTAGCGGTCAAACCGTTCAGGGCCAATATCTACCTGCTTTGATTTCTACGTCTACCAACCTTGCTTATGCATACGTTGTGGATGATCCTATGGCCCTGTTCAAGGTCGCCGTGGTTTCGTCTGGCACGACCATGAGTTCCGCAGGTCGCACTGTGGTTGGTTCCAACTTGGCCTTGGTACTGAATGCTGGTAACACCACCACTGGTGATTCCGCATTTGCAGTTACCTTGACTGGTGCTGGTACTACCGCGACTATCCCAATCCGTGTTATCGACGTAGTGCCTGAGACTGCTACCGCAGCCGATACCTACACCGAACTATTGGTGAAGATAAACACTCACCAATATAACAACACCACTGGTGTTTAAGGAGTAAATCATGGCTATTTCACGCGCACAACTACTTAAAGAACTGCTCCCCGGACTGAATGCATTGTTTGGTCTGGAGTACGCTAAATACGGCGAAGAGCACAAAGAAATCTACGAAACCGAAACGTCGGAACGTAGTTTTGAAGAAGAAACGAAACTGTCTGGTTTCTCTGCTGCACCTGTTAAAAATGAAGGCTCTGCCATTCAGTATGACAATGCACAGGAAGCATGGACTGCTCGTTACAACCATGAAACCATTGCCCTTGGCTTCTCTATCACTGAAGAAGCTGTGGAAGATAACTTGTATGACTCACTGTCTGCTCGTTATACCAAGGCACTGGCCCGTGGCATGGCTTACACCAAGCAAGTCAAAGCAGCTTACGTGTTGAACAATGCATTTACCACTACCGTCGTTTATGGCGATGGCGTGTCTTTATGCAACACAGCACATCCGCTGATTTCTGGTGGCACTAACAGCAACCGTCCTTCCACTGGCGCTGATCTGAATGAGACTTCGTTGGAAAACGCAGTTATTCAGATCGCTGGCTGGACAGACGAGCGTGGCCTGCTGATTGCAGCTAAGCCCGCTAAGCTGATTGTTCCTCCATCTCTGATGTTCGTTGCTACTCGTCTGTTGGAAACCAGCCTGCGTGTTGGCACTACCGATAACGATATCAACGCGCTGAAGAACAATGGTTCGATCCCCGGTGGCTACACTGTTAACCACTTCTTGACCGACACCAATGGCTGGTTCCTGACCACTGACGTACCTAACGGTTTGAAGCACTTTGTGCGTACACCGCTGGCTAACTCAATGGATGGTGATTTCGATACGGGGAACGTGAGATACAAAGCCCGCGAGCGTTACAGCTTCGGCGTGTCTGACCCACTAGGCATCTTCGGATCGCCCGGTTCGTCCTAAAAACCAAGGGTTTACCCCTAGTTTTAAGGCCCTTCGGGGCCTTTTTCTTTGCCTGTTAGTTTTTGAGCACATTACCTGTGTCGTAATCTTGGCTGTATATTTTCGAAAAGTTTTACGAATTACTTGTAAGTCATCAACCATTCATGTACACTGGGGCTTCAACTTTAGGAGCCAACATGTTTTACGTTTATGTCTACCGCGACCCCCGCCCACTTAAAAAAGATCAACCTGTGTACGTTGGTAAGGGGACTGGAGACCGTGATATGTCCCACTGGTCAAAGGGGTCACACAACAAGCCTTTTCAAGATTTTATTTCCCACCTCAAGCAGCGGGGGCTAGTAGCTCTGTGTGAGCGCATGTTTGAAACCGAAGTCGAAGTCGAAGCTTTTGCCAAAGAAATAGAACTTATCGCGTTGTATGGTAGGCGCAACACCGGAACAGGAACGTTATTTAACCTGACCGATGGTGGCGAAGGCGGCAGCGGCACCGTACGTACTGCGGCGCATAAGGCGGTGGATAGCCGATTTTCTACCAAACATTGGCAAGACCCTATGTACCGGGCCAAAGTAGTAGCTGCCCAAACAGCCGCTCAGGGAACTCCAGAAGCCCGAGCCAATAAGTCTATTGCCAGCGCTGAGGCTTGGACTGACCCCGAGGTGCGCGTAAAACGGCAGCAAGGCATTAAACAGGCGCGTAGCACTGATGCATCCAAAGCCAAGACAAGTGCGCAAGCAAAGGCCCAATGGAGCAATCCTGAGTACGCGGCGAAGCAAACCGCCAACAACCAAGAAATCGCTAACCGCGCGGACGTAAAAGCCGCTAAAGCCGTTGCGGCCAAGGCTTTGTGGGCTGACCCAGTGTGGAAAGCAAAAATGCTGGCCGCACGCAAAAAAACTGTTGTACCCCCCACAAAACCGTGATATATTGCAGCCACTCCGGGCTTTCCGGTGCATCAAACTGTCCCGGCAGACGACATACCGATTGATGCACTTCACTTGTATGTAAGGACATCTATCATGGGATTCGCAACTCACCTCGGCCCTTGGCTGCTTGGCACGGTCAAAAACACCACCGGTACTACCGCTGGAACCATTCAAAACACTGGTACTACCCTAGTCTCCCAGACTAAAAAAGTAGTTTATACCGGTACTGTAGCCGCAGCCACTGCTACTACAACGCTGTTTACCATCCCTGCTGGCTCACAAATTGTCAATATTTTTATTGATACCTTGGTAGCTTTTACTGGTTCTACCGCAGCTAACGTAGTTATTGGCACTTCTGCTACTACCAATTTGTACTGGGCCTCTTCGGACATTACCGCTCAAGGCCGCTTGGCTAATACTAATGCAGCTTCTAAATTGGCTAACTGGGCTGGCGCAGCTACTACTGCATCTCCTAATGGCGCTGGTGTTGGTGCTACGGACGTTATTGTTCAAGCAGCATTAACTCCTACCGTTGCTGATGTAACCGCAGGAACTGTTCAGTACACGATTGTGTATGCTGTTGCAAACTCGGACGGAACTCAGTCCCCCGCGTCTGCTTAATTAATCTCAGGGGCTTCGGCCCCTGCTTTATAGGAGATTGATTATGCTGCAAACAGACGTAAAAGCAGGACACCTTAACAACTCGGGTTTTGTTGTTTTAGGTCGGAACAGGCTCAAAGCAGTTTCTATGGTTGGGACAGCTACGGCTGGAACACTAGACATCTTTGACACTACCACAGCCCCTGTTTCTGCCACATACGCAAGGACTGCTGCGGTTATTACCGTTACAAAGGTAGCTCACGGCTTGGTTACTGGAGATGTAGTTGGGATTGCTTTTGCAACAGCAAGCGGAACATCCGGCACAAACGGCAATTACTCAATCACACGCACAAGCGCAGACACCTTTACAGTTACAGATATTAATTCTGGGACTATTGCAGGCGGTACAGTGGCGTTATATTCAACGCTGTGGGTTGCCAGCTACGATATTGGCGCAGGTGATTTGTTTGGTAATTTTGCGTTGATCCCAGGAGAAGGAATACTAATTAAAAACGGTATTTACTTTAGTATGACCAACATAACTTCTGCCAACATATACTATGGCTGATAAAAGCTTTAACTTGGTGGGACGCAAGCTTATGCTTGCTATCCCGTGTTATGACGGCAAGGTCAATATCAGGACTGCGTTTGCCATAGCTCAACTCGTACCCAAGTTAGATAAGATGGGTGTCCAGATTCATCTGGTTCACCTGTCCGGTTGTTCTATCATCTCTAAGGCGCGTAACAAGCTGGTACGCAACTTCACCGAAACTGACTGCACTGACCTATTGTTTGTAGACGCAGATGTAGTCATTAACGTAGAAGCTGTAACCCGGTTGCTGGCACTATCATCAGACAAAGATGTGGTTGCCGGTACCTACCCGCGCCGTGCAGACGATGCCAAGTTCTTCCTTGACTTTTACTTGGATGAAAATCACCAGCTAGAGTTTGATGAAAATGGTTTGATGCGCGTAGAAAGCGCCCCCACAGGGTTCATGCTTATCCGCCGCCATGTGATTGACCACATGATGGAGAAACACCCTGAGTGGCGTTACGCAGGGGATGGTGATGGCGAAGACGAATATGCCATCTTTGACTTCCTGTTGATTGACGGGCAGTACATTGGCGAGGATTACGCATTCTGCCGCCGCGCTCGTGAGGAAGGGTTTAAAATTTACTTAGACCCGATGATTAGTTTGCCGCACATAGGCTCAAAAGAATTCACCCGTAACTTTGAACAAGATGCTTTGCAGCCGCTCCTCAAGGAACATGCACGGCTTAAACTTAAAGTAGCAAATGGCTAAGAAAACCCCATCCCTTGCAGTAGGTCGCGGCGAGAAACTACCGGTCTCCAAAGGGGCTGGACTGACCGCCAAGGGCCGCGCTAAGTACAACGCAGCAACAGGGTCTAATCTGAAAGCTCCCCAGCCTCAAGGTGGCGCACGCAAGAACTCATTTTGCGCAAGGATGTCTGGTATGCCGGGGCCGATGAAAGATGAAAAAGGTAAGCCTACCCGTAAGGCCGCTTCTTTAGCTAGATGGAAATGTTGATATGTCTGACGCAATACAAACTGCCCGTGAACTAGCTACCCATGCCTCAGACATTGCGCATTTGCAATCGGACATGGACAAGATGGCTGCGGACATAGACGAGATTAAGAAAATGCTAACCAGCATTAATACCACGCTGGCTGAAGCCAAAGGCGGCTGGAAAGTGTTACTTGCGGTTGGCGGTTTTGCTGGGGTTATGGGTGCAGGGCTTATGCAAGTAGTTCACTGGTGGAATAAATAATGCCTTCAACCAGCAAGAAGCAACACAATTTCATGGAAGCGATAGCGCACTCGCCGTCGTTTGCCAAGAAGGTAGGGGTTCCACAGTCAGTGGGGCAAGATTTCAGTAAGGCCGATAAAGGCAAAACTTTTAAACGAGGTGGTGATATGGCTACAAAAGGTGTGAATCCCTTTGCAAAATTTGAAATGTCTAGCAAAGACAAAGAGAAAAAGGGCATGAAAGAAGGTTCCAAAAAAGAAATGATGATGGACAAATCCCAAATGGGCATGAAAAAAGGCGGTTTTACCCGTGCTGCTGATGGCATTGCCTCTAAAGGCAAAACAAAAGCAAAACAGATTGTGATGAAAAAGGGCGGCATGGCCTGCTAAGGAGTAAATCATGGCAAAACCAGTTTATGAAGATGACCCGGCTGATGATACGGAAGAAGCCGCACCTGTAAGGGGTCGAGGTAATCCAAGCGTATCTGTCCCAGCCCCGGAAGAAGCCGCTGAAGAAACGCCAACAGGTAGAGGTAATCCTAGTGTCTCCGTACCCGCCCCCGCTGTTAAACGCACGCCTATGGTTACCAAAGAGCAGCTTGCTGCGTCCGGTCTTAGCCTGCGCGACTACCTGAATAAGCAGCAAGGTCTGACTCGTCGCGGCGGCTCTGAGAAATCAACCCGTATGCCCGCACGCCCCGGTCAAGAAGCCCCTACATACAGTAATGAAGGTCAAAATAAACCTAAAGCTGCCGAATCTAAAGTTGATCTTACAAGCCCTATGTCTGCGTTACGCAGCCTTACACGCGGTACCCGTCGTGGGGAAGATAGCGGTAAAATTGCATCGCGTATGGGGGTTAACCCTAATACTCTCCTACCCAGTCGTATGGCAAAGGGCGGCTCAGCCTCCTCACGCGCAGACGGTATTGCCCAACGCGGCAAAACCCGAGGAATGATGAAGTGAGAGCCAGTCGCGGCATGGGGGCCATTGCCCCTTCCAAGATGCCCAAGGGTAAGAAATTACCGCGCCGGGATGATACTGACTTCACACAATACGCTGAAGGCGGGGAAGTGTGGGATAAACCCCGGCCTAAAAATTTAGGTGCGCCAAAAGCTTTAAGCTCAGGTAAAAAAGCCAAGGCCAAAGCAATGGCTAAAGCTGCTGGTCGTCCTTATCCTAATCTCGTAGATAATATGAGAGCCGCAAGGAACAAGTAATGACTACTTCAGGAACCGCTACTTTCAACCTTGACTTGACCGAAATAGTCGAGGAAGCTTTTGAACGTGCGGGTTCCGAGTTGCGCACGGGCTATGATAGGCGTACTGCGCGGCGAAGCCTTAACAGCATGTTTGCCGATTGGGCAAACCGTGGCGTCAACATGTGGACGTTTGAGCAGGGGACTATTAACTTGGTTCCGGGGCTAAACACATACCCCGTACCTGTGGATACCGTAGACCTGTTGGAGCATGTGATCCGTACCGGCTCTAATACCGCGTCTACGCAGGCTGATTTGACCATTACGCGCATCAGTATCAGTACCTACGCTACGATCCCCAATAAACTCCAACAAGCTCGTCCAATTCAATTATGGTTCCAGCGGCTTGATGGGCAGACTACCGCTTCGATTACTACGCTGAGCGCCGGTATTTCGGCTACAGATACCACTATTGCGGTAACGTCTGTTGCCAATTTGCCAGCTACAGGCTACCTGCTGGTAGGTACAGAAACCATTTACTACGGATACATATCAGGAAATACCCTATATGGTTGTGCCCGTGGGCAGAACAACACCATTGCTGCCTCCCATTCATTGGGGGATTCCGTAGCTATTCAGAACATTCCAAGGGTAACCGTTTGGCCTACGCCAGACAACTCTACGACCTATCAACTTGTCTACTGGCGTATGCGCCGTATTGACGATGCGGGCGGGGGTGTGAATACGATGGACGTACCTTTTAGGTTCATACCATGCATGATTGCAGGGTTGTCGTACTACGTGGCTCAAAAAATACCGGGCGGCATGGATCGGTTACAAATTTTAAAAACTCAATATGATGAGGCTTGGGATTTAGCCGCCTCTGAAGACCGGGAAACTGCGGCTATACGTTTCGTTCCCCGCCAGATGTTCATCGGAACTTAGTAATGGCTAATCGGTTTGCCTCGGGTAAAAAGGCGATTGCAGAATGTGATCGTTGCGGGCAACAATTCCTGTTAAAGAAGCTAAAAACAGAGATAATCAAGCAGCGGAAATACGAACTACTTGTTTGCCCTGATTGCTGGGATCCCGATCAGCCGCAGTTAATGCTTGGTACATTCCCAGTGGAAGACCCGCAAGCACTGCGTAATCCGAGAAAAGATACAACGTATGTAACTTCGGGTAACAATGTGAATGGGTATCCTGCTGGCGGTTCACGAGACATCCAATGGGGCTGGAACCCAGTTGGTGGGGCTAGTTTGTTTGATGTAGGTTTAACACCCAATTATTTGATTGGGGTTACAAGTGTTGGCACAGTAACGGTTTCATAGGAGTCCATGATGGCTAAAGAAAGTATGAAGATGGATGTGGCGCAAGACAAGGCCATGATTAAAAAAGCATTTAAGCAGCACGATATGCAAGAGCATAAGGGTGGCAAAGGTACAACCCTAAAGCTTAAAAAAGGTGGCCCTACTACGGATGACCGTATGCGTATGGGTCGTAATCTGTCCCGCGCAGCTAACCAGAAAACGGGGTAACATCATGGCCTACACGATGAAGAAAATGGGTAGAGAAGTTGGCTCTGCCGCCGTCTATGCAAAACCGCATACGATGAGTGGCAAGACCATGAGCATTTCTACCAACCCCGGTAAAGAGCCAAATCGTAGCCAACTTGATACGGTTGACATCAGCGTGGGCGGTATCAGTAAATCTGCCGGTGATGAGTCCGCAAAAACTAGCGGCATCAAAATCCGTGGTACTGGTGCAGCCACTAAAGGCGTGATGGCAAGAGGCCCGATGGCATGAACTACGCTGCGCTTGTAGTTGCGATTTCCGATTACACGGAGAACACCTTTCAAACGGTGGATGTAAACCTGTTCATTACACAGGCAGAGCAGCGCATCTACAATTCAATGCAGTTCCCCTCGTTGCGTAAAAACGTGACGGGAACAGTTACATCTAGTAACAAGTACTTGTCTTGCCCCAATGATTTTTTGGCTCCGTATTCTTTAGCCGTGTACCCTTATGGCGGTGGAGATTACATATTCCTTTTAAATAAGGATGTGAACTTTATACGGGAAGCTTACCCCAGTCCAACAAGCACAGGCACGCCAAAATACTACGCTTTGTTTGGGCCAACAGTGGCTAGTGGTGTAATTTCCAATGAGTTAAGTTTTATCCTTGGCCCTACGCCTGATGCCACTTACTCGGCGGAACTTCATTACTACTACTATCCTGAGTCAATCACCACGGCGTCTAGTGGTCAAACTTGGTTGGGGGATAATTTTGATTCTGTACTGCTGTATGGGTCTTTGGTAGAGGCTTATACTTATATGAAGGGCGAGCCGGACATGATGGCTTTGTACAACCAAAAGTATATGGAAGCTATTGTTTTGGCTAAACGCTTGGCAGATGGCATGGAGCGTCAAGATGCTTACCGTAGTGGTCAATTTAGACAGGCTGTGAAATGAGCATAGTCCAGACCCAGACCACCAGCTTCAAAAAGGAGTTGTATCAGGCTATCCACGACTTGTCCACGGACACGATTAAGATTGCGCTGTACACGGGCGCTGCCGATTTAAACGCAGATACCACTGTTTACAGCGCTTCTAATGAAGTCTCTGGTACGGGCTACACGGCTGGGGGTCAAGTAATGACTGGGGTATCTATCAGTTCTTCTGGCTATGTAGCCTATGCAAACTGGGATAACGTGTCTTGGACAGCGGCTTTGACTGCCCGGTGTGCTTTGATTTACAACGCTTCCAAGGGCAACAAGTCTGTAGCAGTTTTGGACTTTGGCTCTGACAAAACATCGACCACCACGTTTACAATCACCATGCCAGCCAACACCTCAACTACCGCGCTTATTAGGAGTTCAAATTGATAGTTACTACTACCAAAGGCGACATGGACGATTCCTTATTGGAACACCGTTCAGGCCAAGTTGACAATGAAAATGAATTTACAACATGGGAAGAGTACTGGCTTGATGGCGAGTTGGTTCATCGGTCTGCGCATGTTGCGTTGAAGAAAATACCCACCTTTGCTGGTGGCGCGGCAGCATCTTTTTAAGGAAATATCATGGCTAACACACAATCAATCGCTACTTCATTCCTTGGGGAACTGATGTTGGGCCAACATCAGCTTGGCGCGTCTACTATCGTTTCTCGCGGGAGCTTGACTGCACCTACTGCCGATACGCTGAAAGCGGCCTTGTTCCTTGCTTCGGCTACGATTAATGCCTCTACCACTGCGTACTCCACTACTGGAGAAGTTACCGGTACAGGCTATACGGCTGGCGGTGTAACCATAACAAATGCAACGGCTCCAACTTCTACTAACTCATCCGCAACGGCTGGTGTTGGCTACTGGACTCCCTCGGCATCTTTTGTGTACACAAGCGTCACGTTATCTACAGCGTTTGATTGTGTTCTGGTGTACAACTCTACCCAGAGTAATAAGGCAATTAGTGTCTACACCTTTGGTTCCCAGACTATTACGGCGGGGACATTCGCACTAACGATGCCGTCCAATACCACGACGACTGCCCTGCTTCGCTTGGCAACAACCTAATAGCGGGGTACGGCTAAACGCCGTGTAGACCATGTTTGGTATAACCCCTTTTGCTGGAGCGCCTTTTGACGCTACTGGCGACACTACTGTAGTCCCAACCACCGGAACATGGGGATATGGAACTTGGGGTTCTGACCCTTGGGGTGGCGCTACTGGAACTATAGTTGCCCTAACAGGTGTAGGTGCTGCCGGTTCAATTGGTACGTTAACACCGGACAGTGCGGTTATAGCGACTGGTGTTAGCGCTACGGGCAATTTAGGGACTACTGGGGTAAGTCATACCAACGCCATAACCGGCGTTTCTGCGGATGGCGCGGCGGGTACGGTTTCCGATAAAGGGATCAGTATTGGAATTACTGGGATTGCTGCTGCCGGAGCGGTAGGATCACTTGTACCTAGTAATACAGACGCTGATACAGGCGATGTAGCCATCGGTTATGTAGGCACACTAAGCTCTAGCCGTACTGTGGCGGTAAGTGGTGTAGCTGCGGACGGTGCAGTAGGCACGGTTTCCGATAAGGGAATCAGCATAGGCATTACAGGGAATGCAGCAGCGGGGGCAGTTGACACTGTAACCCCAAGCGCACAGGTTGCACTGTCAGGGGTTGAGGCAGCAGGCGAAATTGGGTATTTATCTGTACCACTTAGTCCGCTTACTGCAACTGGTGACGTAGGGTCTGTTCAGTTTGAGTTTAGTTTTGGCCTGACCAGTGCAGCAATAGCCGCTTCCGTAGGCAGTGTAGGCTTAGGGGACAGGACATTGGCCCTAACTGGGGTATCTGCGGCGGGTTCTGTTGGGACATTAATTCCTGTATATTGGCAGCTAATTGATGACAGTGAAGATGCAAACTGGATAGCAATTAATAACACACAGACTCCCGGCTGGTCTACAATTGAAGATAGCCAATCTACGGGCTGGGTGTTGATTGACAACGCAACATAGGGGTGTAAATGGCACTTGTCTTAGCTGATCGGGTTCAAGAGACTACCACTACAACTGGTACAGGCACTGTTACGCTTGCCGGGGCTGTAACGGGCTATCAGACTTTTGCTGCTGTTGGGGATGGTAACTCTACCTATTACACCATTGCAGGCGGCACAGAGTGGGAAGTTGGCATTGGGACGTACACAGCGTCTGGCACAACCCTATCCCGAACCACTGTACTTTCTTCTAGCAATTCTGGGTCTTTGGTAACTTTCTCCGCAGGCTCAAAGAATGTGTTTGTCACCTATCCAGCTACTGTAGCTGTACCAGAAGGTAAGGCAATAGTTTTATCAATGGTTTTTGGTTATTGAGGAATAAATATGGCAAACCCAAATATAGTTAACGTATCGTCAATTTACGGCGTTACCAGCTATTTGATCCCAAGCACGACAGCGGCTACGACTTGGACTGCACTTACTCCTGCTACAAGCACAATCAATAAAATTGACAATATTGTGGCTTCAAATGTAACTGCATCTGCGGTTGCGGTAACCGTAGCAATCAATAGTGCAGCGGCTGGTGCTGGAACAAATTACCGTTTAATCTACCAAGTACCTGTGCCGGTAAACGCTTCAATTGTTATTGTTGACAAAAGCACTGCATTTTATTTAGGTGAAGCGCAGTCTATTGTGGTGACTGTGGGTACGGCAAGCGCAATTGAATTAACCGCATCTTACGAAGCTATTACCTAATGTCCACGCAATACAAGGGGTCTGTTCTTTCTTCTACAGAACAGGCTACATCATCTTCTAGCGCCGTTGGGATTTGGACTACTAGTGATGTAATGCAAGCGCAAAAAGCAACCGCATGGGTTGTTATACCTTTCCAAATTGAATATTTAATGGTAGCTGGTGGTGGAGGTGGGGGGTATGGCGCTTCCAACAGCGGCGGTGGAGGCGGTGGCGGTGGAGGCATATTAACTTCTACTGCGTTTACTATTTCTCCAGGAACTAGCTATTCAGTTACTATTGGTGCTGGTGGCGCTAAACTGGTTAATGGCACAAATACTACTTTTGCCGGAGGGCCTGCATTTGGTGGGGGTTAGGGT